CAGTTCCGACACAGTCAAGGACGCTACCGCTTTCTTGGAAACATTCTTTAAGCTGTATCCGACAGCTACGGAAAAAGAACTTGCCTATTACGTCAAAGACGGTGTGCTTGCTCCTGTTTCCGGCGACTATGTATTTTCGGAACTGGTAAACCCTGTCTTTACCAAAGACGGCGATAACCTCAAGGTCAGTGTGTCTGTGAAGTATCTGGATAACAAGTCGAAAATGACACAAATCTCACAGTATGAGCTTATGCTTCATAAGGACGATAACTGGAAGATTGTAGAATAAATAATCAAGGCTTGCGTCATAAACTGTATAGTATGCTCCGCAAGCCTTATTTCCATTCCGGATTAGTATTTACAAAATTTGCAAAATAAGATGCGAATAGGAGTTAAAAGATATGATAGGGCTAAAAAAGAGAAATATTAAAAAAATGTTGAAACTTGGTGCTAAGGCTGGTGGAGTATCGTTTGCTGATGTTCAGACTGATATAGAAGCTACTATTGATGAAGCAATGACCAGTACAGACCCACAAGTACAGGAAAATTTCAAAAAGTTGTTTGGAAGTAAGCGTCCCACGTCAGAAGAATATATCTATAAAATTGCAAAGAAAACAAAACTTTAATTGGCTAAAGTAAAATTTGGGTATTTTAAATGCTGTTAAGGGTATTTGAACTTAAAGTGCTTGCGATTGTTTTGGAGAAATATTAAACTTCTATTAAAGTACATGGAGGAAAGCATATTGAAACTGCAACTATTGGAAAAAAAAGATTTGGCTGAACCGGAAATAGATATACGATATTCAAGTATGACCCAACCTTTAAATCGGATTGTTCAATATATCCGTCAACAAGAATATCTTATACAAGGAATTTTTGAAAAAAAGCTGTATCAGATACCATTAAATGAAGTCTTGTATTTTGAAACTGTTGATAAAAAAACATTTATGTACACTCAACAAAAAATATTTGAATGTAAAAAGACACTTTCTGCTATTGAACAAGATTTAATAAGGTCAAATGTTGTAAGGATAAGCAAAACAGTCTTATTGAATATTTCTTGTCTGGTCTGTGTTAAACCTTACCCTAACCACAGATTATTGGCAGAACTTAACAATGAAGAAAATCTAATTGTTTCAAGAAAATATATTCCTATTCTAAGAGATAAGATAAGGAGTGGCTATTATGAATAAATTTTTAAGGACATATCTTCCTGCATTTTCTATGGCATTTACATTTATTATTTTGTATGCAACGATAAGCAATATTATAGCAGGATATTCTAAAGACAGATTTTGTTTCTTTATTTTGCAGGTGTTTGTTTATCTTATGGTGTCAGTGATTGTCGATTGGCTTCTATCATTTATAGATTTTAGCAAATATATATATCACTTTATTGCTGAAATGATTATATTATATCCAATAACCATTGGTGTGGCATTTATAGGTAAATGGTTTGCGTTTAGTGCAATTAACATTACATGGTATTCATGTGTCTATATTTTAATTATGATAGCTATTCATTGCTATTTTTATCATATTTCCAAAAGACAAGCTGATGAAATAAACAATTTTTTAAAATTAAGGAATAAGAGGTAATAGTAATGGGCGATATGACAAAATTTAATAGTGCTATTGAATATTATATATTTAATGTGTTGCTAATGTGTTTACTTATTTCCGAAATATTTATTTTCTTTTATACACGTTCAAAGCAAAATAGAACTGAAAAAATTGACACTAGAGATTTAGGAACGAAATGGTTGTTATATTTAAATTTTGTATTTTGTTTGATAATTAGTTTTCTATGTATCAGTCAAAAAGCTCCATTTTGCATAAGAGAATTGACGTTGCCTGCTTACTTTGCAAAAATTGGTATGTTAATTACAGCAGTCGGGATTTGTATTCGTATAAAAGCTGTTTTAACTTTAAAAAAGGCATTTACATTAAATGTTCAGATTAGTAAAGAACAACAGCTAATAACAAATGGTATGTATAAATTTGTCCGCCACCCTGCCTACACTGGAAGTATTCTGTCATTATTGGGCGTGAGTATTGCGTTAAAGAATATCCCTGCTATATTGATAGTTGCTATTTGTAGCTTTGTTTGCTATCAAATAAGAATAAATGTTGAAGAAGCAGTTTTACAAAAATATTTCAAAGAATATAACTTATATAAAGAAAAAACATATAAACTTTTTCCGTATATATATTAAAATTGCTGATGTCTTGGAGATAACTTTAGTAATGGTATTGACTAGTTATTTTTTATGAAAAAATAAAATTTGTAGAATAAATTTGTAAGATTAAGCGAATATGAGAGGAGCTTTTATGAGTAATCAATCATGGGTGTTTTGCCCTATTTGTAACAATAAGACACGAACCAAAATACGGAACGATACAGAACTGATAAATTTTCCGTTATTCTGTCCGAAGTGCAAACAAGAAACTATAATCAATATGAAACGTGGAAATATAATTATCAGAGAGCCAGACGCTAAGACGCAGAGCCGATAATTTGTAAGTTATTGTAACTTATAGATTGTCGGCTCATTTTTTGAAACAAAAAAGTGGAGATTTTATTTTTTCTCCACTTCCTTTGACTTAATAATTCCATCATCAACACTTTCAATAATAATTAAGTCTTCGGTATGATTTGCAAGCTGATTAATATAGTTGTTACATTTCGTTTAAGAGATTATAATAATTAAAATAGCTAAAATCTATCAATTTTTAACAGTAGTATGTGGACATAGTTGATAAAAAATTGCTTTTTCAATGATAAGATATATTTCTAAGGAGGAACGAGATATGGCACAGAGCATTTTGATTGTAGACGACGAAAGAGATATTGTATCAATGCTAAATCAATATTTTTGCAAAATTGGTTATGTAGTATACACAGCAATTAACGGAAAAGAAGCACTGAATGCAATCACAAAACATCCAGATATTATTTTATTAGATATAAATATGCCAGATATGAATGGTTTTACAATTTGTGAAAAAATCAGGAATTTTGTGTCCTGTCCTATTATTTTTTTAACAGCTCGGATTGAGGACTGTGATAAAATCAAAGGATTTGCTGTCGGTGGTGACGACTATGTTGTAAAGCCTTTCTCCGTTGATGAATTAGAAGCCAGAGTTGCTGCACATTTGCGGAGAGAAAAAAGACATGGTTCGTCCGCAATAGTTCAGTTCGATAATAATATAGTAATTGATTATTCATCACGAGTTGTTTTTTATAGAAATGCTGAAATAAATTTTACGAAGAAAGAGTTTGATATTATTGAATTTCTTTCACAAAACAAGGGGATTATTTTTGATCGTGAGACAATTTATGAAAAAGTATGGGGCTTAGATGGTACTGGCGACAATTCTGTTATTACAGAACATATACGCCGGATAAGAACAAAATTCCTTTCTATAGGCGACAATCCTTATATAGAAACTGTCTGGGGGTGCGGATATAAATGGAAAAAGTAAGGCGAAAAAATTCAAGGCATTATATTGACAACATGAGTATTAAAAATTCGTTTGTTTTTTATGCTCTTATTTCCTTAGTGATTGGTATTGTAATAGGTGTTATATCTATTACTCTTGTAGATGATTACAGAATAAACCTTAACTATAAATATGAGGACATGACAACAAGGTATGATATACCTGAAAATGGTTCATTTACAGCGAAATATAACAAAGACCAAACAGAATACACAATATATAATGCAAGTGAAAAGGAAGTATGTAATTTTGTTGTAGACTATCAAAAGGAACGTCCAGTACAAGAATATATTTATCCTAATCATGTTTCTTACATTGAAGTTTCACCAAAGTTTACTAAACATGATAGAATTGTGGATTCTGCTCTAGGTGTGGTTAATATTGTCACCATTCCTATTGTTCTTTCAATTAGCATGATTCTTTGTGTGACTATCTTTGTAAACCGAAAATTAGTAAGACCCATAAAGTTACTGACGAATGCATACAGAAAAGTCGAAAACAACGAACTGGATTTTACGTTGCCTTACCCTTATAAAGACGAGATGGGGAGGCTGTGTCTTGCATTTGAGAAGATGAAAAATTGTTTATATCAAAACAACCAAAAAATGATACGGCAATTTACTGAACAAAGGAGATTAAATGCTGCTTTTTCACATGATTTACGCACGCCTTTAACAATACTAAAAGGACATACCACAATGTTGTTATCATTTATTCCCAAAGGATTAGTTTCTCAACAGGAGGTACTCGACGAATTATCAACAGTACGCAACAATGTGGAACGGCTTGAAAAATACGTTAGTGCTATGACAAACTTATACCGTTTAGAAGATATAGAAATCGAAAAAGAAAACATAAACTTTGACTTCTTATTAAAAACCTTATCAAATACAACGGAAATGCTCTGTTCTGATATAGAATATACGATTAAAACAAATTGTAATAAACAGCAAACTCTATTTATCAATCTTGAAATTATCATACAAATTTATGAAAACCTGTTGTCTAATAGCATTAGATATGCTAAGTCGATGATAGCTATTGATGTAAATAAACAGGAGGAATTTTTATTGATTACGGTCTCTGACGATGGCTGTGGTTTCAAAAGTACGGATATAGAACGTGTAACATTACCATTTTATAAACCATCGCAAGATACTACGTCTGAACATCTAGGTCTGGGATTAAACATTTGTAAAATATTATGTGAAAGGCATGGAGGTACAATAAAAATTTCAAATAATCATAAGGGGGGAGCCTGTGTTACAGCTTGTATAAAAATTGCATATGTTGATGAAAAATAGACATTTTCCCCATATAATTGCATTAAGCACTTATAAAGGAGGTTTCGATTATGAAAAAAATTATCTGTATTATTTTAATAACTGTCACAAGCATTTTGTCCGGGTGCAATTCAACATCAGATGAAGAAATAATATCATCACAGGATTTCAAAGAGAATTATGAGGTTTCGTCCTATGGAACTGAGGAAAAAATTAATACTTTATCAGATGTTGAGCTTACATCAAGTGAAAAAGAGTATTCTGACTTAGAAAACGCAAAATTTTTTTTAGAAAATAACTCCAACAAAGAGTATCATTATTCTAAAGCCTATTTTGAAATTGAAGCGGAGCAATCAGAAACATGGTATCAATTAACTCAACTTTATGACCCATCAAAAGATAACGAAGATGATGCAGTTATAAATCCCACCGAAAGATTAAGTTTACCATTTGATATTTCCTCGGTTTATGGCGAACTCCCATCAGGGCACTATAGAATAATAGTAAGTATTTCTTATTTCGAATCCCCTAAAGATTGGGATTATGACACTTATTATTTGGCATGTGAATTTACATTAAAATAGTATATCAGAAAGGAAACAAATGGGAACAGCAAAATGGATATACTGTCCTATATGCAAGAATAAAACAAGAACAAAAATCAGAACGGATACTAAGTTGATAAATTTTCCACTGTATTGTCCAAAATGCAAACAGGAAAACCTAATTAATGCCAGCAAATTAAAAATAACAGTAATCAAAGAGCCAGACACTTAGATGCAGAGCCGATAATTCAGAGGATTTCATATCTCATAGATTATCGGCTCATTTTTATTACCTATCACCATATCCCGTATGATTGGCAGGCAAATAAAAATGGAGGAACTAATCTTCCCCCACTTCCTTTGATTTGATGATACCAGCAGCGACGCTCTCCATGACAACCATATCTTTGTCGTCGAAAGTATCAAGCTGTTGTTCCAACTGTCTGCGGCGAGTGCTTTTTACTTTGTCACTGGTCGGCAGGAAAATTTCATCAACAGACACATTAAGTAGAGTTACAAGGTCATAAAACACCTGTAAACTTGGGTGCTGCCCTTTATTCTCAATATTCGTCAGATAGCGTGGGTCAATTTCAATTTTTGCTCCCACCTGTTCACGGGTCAGACCTTGTTTCATCCTTGCCGCTTTGATGGCAAGACCAAAGGCTCTGAAATCGTATTTATCTTCTGTTTTACGCATAATTAATCACCTCACTACATTTTACTGTTCCTAAAGAATTTGTAACAGGTACAGTAAAACGTATTGCAAGGTTTATCAGTTCCTATGAACAGGTAAATAACAATATATGCTGCTTGGCGGTAAAAAAAAAACCGTTGTCAGCAGTAATGCTTTTATACGTCCTTTTAGATAGAACGACGGTTCATACAGCCGCCGTTTTATTTTTGTCCAACGGTGGACAAACTACTGGTTGGTTTTGTTTTAGCGGCTTCAGGAGGTAGCCGCATGGAATGCCTATACATTCAACAACATTCGACCATTGGTAGCTTGTTAAAAAAATCCGTTTAACTTTTGCGGATTATATCGCTCTTGTATATGGTTTTTCACATCACATAGCAGGAACAATTTATAAGGCACAAGAACAGCACGTCAGTATTGCTCTTGTGCTTTTTTGCTACTTTAAAAAATTTTTTGATTTTTTTCTGATTCGGGTTACAAATCACCCCTCCGTGTTGAGTGTTAGTGCGGAAAGAGGTAAAAAGCCTTTTCGCTTTAGCAACTTCAACTTGAAAGGAGGTGAGATTATGAAACCTTCTTCATTTGAGAACGCTATAAGACTTCAATTTGACTGTCTGGCTCGTAAGGTGATTGGCAGAACTGTAAAGAACTACAACAAAGAACTTGCCAGACGTGCAAAGCATGAAATATCTTTCTGTGAAATACCAGAGCTGGAATTAAACCAGTTGGGTGTATCGGACGAATACTCGCTTGAATTTACTTCCTTTGATGTGTTCGGTACAGAAGTTCGTGTCTATGATGAGAAATTATGTGAAGCAATCAAAAAATTAAGTGAAAGACGACGCAATGTTGTGTTGATGTTCTACTTTCTGGAATTACCAGACGCAGAAATCGCAGAGATTTTGGATATTTCCAGAAACTCTGTTTATAGAAACAGAATGTGTTCACTAAAGCTCATTAGAGATATGTACGAGGAGGAATTATAACATGATGAAGTCTACAAAAAAGTGTCCTCTATTCTCCACAATCAGTTTAGCTGCTGATGGCGACGAAGTGGCAATAGAGAAAATTTTAAATCACTATGACGCTTACATATCAAAAGCAAGTTTACGCCCGTTCTATGATGAACACGGAAATATGTATATTGTGGTCGATATGGAACTGAAAGGCAGAATTAGAGCTGCCCTTATTAAAGCAATTCTAGGTTTTGAAGTCAGAGTGAAATAAGCGAATATATACGGAGTGTGATACCACCTCATTCCAGCTCCGTTTTACAAGTGTTCTTTGAAAATTGAATAAAGTAATCAGATACGTTTGATATGCGGTGAGCCGACGGACTGGAACGCCATGACCCATGAAAAGGAGGGATAAAGAAGCGAGCGACCACGCCAGTGATCCGTAAGCGACTGTTGGAAAAGTTGCTGCCATGACCCGTATATCAGAATAATGATACACTCGCATGGTGCGGTTCACCCATCAGAATGGGAATGGTGAAATTCCAGTGGAGCTTTCCAAAGCCATCTGATTACTTCTTACTTTATAGACAAATTCTTTCATAATGTACAAGCATTTTTGCATACTTTGTAAATATATTGTAGTGAGGTGGTTCAATGGCAAATGACGCAAAGGTAGTTTGCAAGAATGTTTTTAAAAATTGTGATAAAGCGGCGTTTACAAAAGCATTTACTCTAAAATGGATAGAGTTGATAAATCAATATGAAAAAAATAAAGGAAGGGCAACTCCTGCCAGATGATAGACAAACTATCCTACAAGATGTTATAATAACATTATGTAGAGATAGTTTGTTTCGTCTTCTCAAAAAGGAGAACGAAGCATGATAGAATCAAAATCAAGAGTTGCTATTTATTGCCGCTTATCAGAGGAAGATAGAAACAAACAATCAGAAACAGACGACAGTAACAGTATTCAGAATCAAAAGTCAATGTTACTTCAATACTCATTAGAGCATGGTTGGGAAGTCTACAACATATACAGTGATGATGATTACACTGGTTCTGACAGACGACGACCAGAATTTAACAGGTTGTTGGAGGACGCAAAGAATCGTAAATTTGATATTGTCCTTTGTAAGACACAATCCAGATTTACCAGAGAACTAGAATTAGTGGAAAAATATATCCACGGTCTTTTTCCTATTTGGGGTATTCGCTTCATCAGCATTGTTGATAATGCAGATACCGCTAATAAAGGAAATAAGAAATCAAGACAGATTAACGGTCTGGTGAATGAGTGGTACTTGGAGGATATGTCAGAGAACATTAAAAGCGTTCTCACTGACAGAAGAAAGAACGGACACCATATCGGTGCTTTTGCTCTGTATGGTTACAAAAAAGACCCTGACGTAAAAGGACATTTGATTATTGATGAAGAAGCTGCGGAAGTTGTCAGAGAAGTTTTTACACTGTTTTCACAGGGATATGGAAAGACCGCCATTGCCCGTATGCTGAATGACAGAGGAATACCAAACCCTACGGAATACAAACGACTTCATGGTTTGCGTTACAAGCAGCCTAAAACGAAAAACAGTACCCTATGGAAATATTTTGCCATATCAGATATGTTGGTGAATGAAATCTATATCGGGAATATGGTTCAAGGGAAATATGGCAGCGTTTCTTATAAGACAAAGCAAAACAAACCCAGACCCAAAGACGAGTGGTACAGAGTTGAGGGTACACATGAGCCGATTATTGACCGTGAGTTATGGGATAGGGTTCAAGCATTGGTAGCTCAAAAGGCAAAACCTTTCACAGTTGGCACAATCGGTTTATTTGCCAGAAAAGCTCGCTGTATGAATTGTGGTTATACAATGCGTTCGTCAAAGAATCATGGTAAGCATTATTTACAATGCTCTAACCGCCATGTAGCAAAGGACGCTTGTATAGGTTCTTTCATTTCAGTAGACAAATTAGAAAAAGCTGTGATTGATGAACTTAATAAGTTATCCGCAGAATATCTTGACAAAGATGAGCTTGAACAAAATGTGCAATTCAACAATGACTTGCGAGGTCAAAAAGAAGCTCTGGAAACGGAGATTGCTGCTTATCAAAAAAAGATTGCGGAATATACAAAAGGAATCCGAGAATTATATTTAGATAAGGTAAAGGGTATTCTTTCCGAACTTGATTACTTGGATTTATCCAAAGACTTCTCAACACAAAAAGAAAGGCTCGAAAAACTGATGATTGATACGCAGAAACAGCTTGATGTTATTGAAAGAAAAATGCTGATTGGCGACAACAGACGACAGTTAATCGAGCAATATACAAATCTTGAACACTTAGACAGGGAAACGGTTGAAAAGCTGATTGATTATGTATTGGTTGGCAAAAAAGACCCTGTAACTAAGGAAGTACCTATTGAAATACATTGGAATTTCTAGGGTTCTCATATCTGGCAGCTAGTATGCCAGATTATCGGGAACTTTCTTTTAAAACCTCAATGTTGTCTTTATACAATCGCACCCTCTGCAGCCATATCTTCATGCAGATCTGTAATCGGATCACCTTTGGACTGGAATGTTGTAGCACTCCAAGGAGTTCCGCTGGCAGCCTGAGGCCAGAGTGCGAGTGTGTGGTCTACATAATATTTGTCGAAGCCGGATTTTTCAATTTGTTCTGGTGTAAGATTACGGGTAAGCTGATGCACAATGGCACAGATGATTTCAAGGTGAGCCAGTTCGTTGGTACAAAAATGTTATCAGTAAAAGAAAAGCCCCTAAATCCGAGGAATTCGAGGCTTTAATGTAAGTTCGAAAGTAGGGGTATCGACCGTTCCCCACTTGTTTTTTACTGTCTTCTTATATTCTACGCGATCAATCAATAATTTCAAGGCTTTGTTCCGATCGGGAACGGAGAGATCCCAATAATTAGATAATAATTCTTTACATTCCGGAATAAAACGGGATGAGTTTTCAAACTTCTGCTTTTCATATTCCAGATCTTTTTCCAAAGCGGAAATGGATAATTCAGCTTCTTCAATGCGTTCGTGTAAAGCGCTGGAACGCTCTAGAAAAACATCAGTTGTATAAATTTCACGCTCTAATAAATCATAAAGTTTTTCATTTTGCTTAAGCAGTGCATCACGATTGGCGATGGCAGCAGAAAGAAGAGCCTGCTTTTCGGTTACGTTATTTTTAACTTCCTGTGACGGATTCAACTGATAACCGGCAACCCAGTCGGAGAGGACATTAATAACCTCTTTTTCGACAAGCTCCAACGGAGCACCGATCGTAGGACATCCACGGGTATGACACATAAGTACATCATAAGGAGCACCATGGCAACCGGGAGTAGTTGTTTTGGGACGCCGTTGCATTTTTTGACCGCAACAGGAGCACACGACCAGACTGGCCAGAGGATTCTTGATGCCGTAAGATTCCGGAGGTTTTGGAGTGCCTTTCCCAAGATATCCTTGAGCTTCGACAAATACGTCGTGATCAATTAATCGTGGCTGGAGCCCGGTAGCAATCAGATCGTAATTATTGCTAAGTCGGGATTCCCTGCTTTTAGTAAGAACACCGTCTTTTACGGTAGTGATCTGCTTACGATGTCCAATTCCCACTTTCTGATCATTTACGATATTCCCAAGGATTCCAAGTATAGTACACTCGAGCCAACGGTCACCGTTGCGGGGCGGAATACCATGCGATTCAAGATACTTGCAGATACTGGTAATCCCTACACGATCGGGACCGGTAAACATGTCGAATATAAGTTTTACAACAGGAGCTTCATCCGGATCGGGAGCTAACACCCAGCCTCTGGCATCTTCGAGCTTTACTCGTTTCCAACCGTAAGGAGCTTTATTGAATGGCCACTTACCCTCACGGACAGCTGCAGTCACACCGGCACGCATCCTTCGCCGGATTGTCTTGTATTCTCTCCGGGACATGAAAAGTCCGAATTCGAAATATTCTTCATCAAATTCATTGTTCGGATCGTATATCTTGGCAGGTGTTACGATCAGAGTTTCTGAATATTGGAATGTTCTCTGAACAATTCCCTGATCAACGGTATCACCTCTGGCCAGACGTTCCACTTCCATCACCAAGACACCCTTCCATAGTCCGGCTTCTACTTCTTTCAAGGTTCTCTGCATTTCCGGACGTGCCGCAATAGAATCCCCAGA